CACCCCCACCCCCGCCGCCGCCCGCGCCACCCCCAGTTCTCGAACAGATCGCACCTAAGTCTGCGGACAGCGACAAAGAGAGCAAGACCAAGAAGAAGGCCAAAGGTTTGAGCCGATACAAATATAATGACAAAGGCTCAAGTTCCAGCTCCTCCGGTCTCGGCGGTATCCCCAAGAAGACTGGCGTATAAACACCCGATAAATCCCTGAGAGGAACCCATGGAAAACCAAGGCACATGCCAAGCCCGGTACGAGCTGCTTGCGACCAACCGTGAGGTGTACCTCGAGAGGGCGCGGGAAGGCTCGAAGCTGACAATCCCAACGCTAATCCCTGCATCAGGGACAGGCAAGCATACCAACTATCCCACCCCCTATCAAGGCGTAGGTGCGCGTGGGGTAAACAATCTAGCGTCCAAGCTCCTGTTGTCTTTGTTCCCGCCCAACTCTCCATTCTTCGCTATGCGAGTGGATGACTTCACGGCGGACGAACTGGCACAGGAAGATGGCGCTAGGGCGAAGGTTGATGAACAGCTCGGGAAGTACGAGCGGTCAGTCATGCAGTCCATCGAGGACAGCGGTGATCGGTCTGCCCACTTCGAAGCCCTCAAACACCTTATCGTCGGTGGCAACGTCCTCCTATACCTCCCCAAGGATGGTGGAACCCGAGTGTTCCCATTGTCCCGCTATGTCGTCACTCGTGATGCCATGGGCGAAATGATCGAATGTATCATCGAAGAAGAGATGGCGTTCGCATCAGTGGCCGAGGATATACGTGAGCTTATCGCTGATGAACTCAATGCTGCAGAAGCTGATAATGGTCCTGATCCTAAGGCCACCGTCAAGCTGCACACCAAGTTCTACCTCGAGAACGACAAGATTAAGTCGTACCAAGAAGCGAATGGCGTCCGTGTCCCTCAATCAGAAGGAACATGGCCTAAGCTAAAGTCGCCTGTCATTGCTCTCCGGTGGACGCGTATCGACGGCGAAGATTACGGTCGTGGTTACGTCGAAGAATACCTCGGTGACCTAATATCCCTCGAGGGTCTCTCAAAGGCCCTACTCGAAGGATCGGCAGCGGCTGCTCGCCTCGTGTTCCTCGTGCGCCCCAATGGTGTCACCCGAGCCAAGGACGTGATGTCCGCTGAGAACGGCGCTGCTGTCTCAGGTGCTATGGACGACGTTCAGGCCCTACAGGTAAACAAGCAAGCTGACATGAGCGTTGCTGAAAGGCAGATCGGTCAACTGATCGAGCGTCTCAGCTATGCGTTCCTCATGAACAGCGCAGTGCAGCGCCAAGGTGAACGAGTCACGGCAGAGGAAGTCCGCTACATGGCGGGTGAACTCGAGGATGCCCTAGGTGGTGTCTACTCGATCCTCTCGCAAGAGTATCAGTTGCCCTACGTCATGCGTGTTATTGACCGCCTGACAAGGCAGAAGAAGCTCCCCTCGCTGCCCGATGGTGTCGCCAAGCCAACTATTGTTACTGGTCTGGAAGCACTTGGACGTGGCCATGATCTTACCAAATACGACATGCTGCTCAAAGCACTCGCGCCCCTCGGGCCTGAGGTTCTGGGGCAGTACATGAACGTGGGTGATTACATTACCCGTATCGGCACCGCCCTCGGTATTGACCTCGACGGTCTCGTGAAGACCCAAGAGCAACTCGAGAAAGAACGGGCAGAAGCTCAACAACAACAACAGCAACAGATGATGGCTCAGATGGCTGAGAAAGCTGTGCCCGCCGTAGCCAAAGAAGGCTCCGAGGCAGTCCGTCAGGCTGTACAACCTCAAGAAGGCTAAATCAACATGGTAGAACAAGTAACCATTAAAGCAGACGAGAAAGACGATAGTCTGGAAGCTGCTGCCGCCGCACAAGATGCTGACAAGGCGGTTAAGGATGAACCAAAGCTGAACGGTGAGGATGAAACCCCAGAGCGCCCTGAGTGGCTCCCTGAGAAGTTCAAGACACCTGAGGACATGGCTAAGGCCTATGCTGAACTCGAGAAAGCCAAGAGTAAAGGCGAGGCACCTGACGACAAAGACACTGACGCTACCGCTGAGAAGGCTGTCGATGAAGCTGGTCTCGATATGGATGCCCTTAGCAAGGAGTACGCTGAGAGCGGTGAGCTGTCCCAGGAAAGCCTTGAGGCGCTCTCTAAGGTTGGCATCACTGAGGACATGGTTCAGTCCTACATCACAGGTCAGGAAGCTCAGGCCGCAGCGGCCCAGAAGGAGCTGCTCGAGCCTATCGGTGGTGACATCGAGGCGTACAATAAGCTGGCCGCGTGGGCCGGTGATAACCTGTCAGATGCTGAGGTTGACGAGTTCAACTCGGTCCTCGAGACGGGTAACCCCTCGGCGGTCAAGATGGCCATTCGTGATCTCTCGGCCAAGTACGAGAGTGTCAACGGTACTGAACCCGGTCGTCAACTCTCGGGTAAGCCGAATACCTCAGGTGCTGCCGTGTACGAAAGCACTGCTGATCTAATGAAAGATATGTCTAATCCTGAGTACGCCAAGAACCCCGCGTTCCGCGCCAAGGTCGAGGCCAAGCTGGGACGATCCAATATCCTGTAACTTTGGAGGAACCGATATGGTTTCGAACGTACTCACGGGAGGAGGTGATCCTAGTAGTATCTCCCTGATGGAGGGACAGGGTTACTCTTCCCTCTGCAAGGATAAGAAAAATGGCTGCACCATCAGGTCGCAAGTATTCCAAATATGACAAATCCTACCAAGCGCGTCCTGAGCAGGTCAAGAAGCGTGTCGCTCGAAATGCGGCTCGTCGTCTTATGATCAAGAAGCACAGCAAGGCTGCACTTAAAGGCAAGGACGTGGATCACAAACGAGGAACGGAAGCCGGTAACGGTACATCAAACCTCAAGATCATGTCCAGATCGAAGAACCGATCCAAGAAATAACTACTACTACACGCTGGGGTCCTTAGAAGGGTCCCCGGCGCATTCATGAAGACACCAGTAGAGGGCCGACATCTTAAATCGGTCCGCCGCCGTGCTGCTGGTGTCTCCACGAGTGCGTCTAGCTAACCACTCTATCCCACCAAACAAGACAAAAACAACGAACTCACAACCGTGAGGCCCTCTGCGGAGGATAACCCATGAGACGTGGCGCTGTGAAGTCCTGAGGTGAACCGCGCAATTCGCGCAAATACCCCTTCAAAACTTCAAATCCTAAGAAAGGATTACCCAATGACTGCTGCTAACCCTAGCCGCGTTGGTCAGGCCAATCTCGCCGGTGCCAACGACGCCCTGTTCCTCAAGGTGTTCTCGGGCGAGGTTATGTCCTCGTTCAACGCGAACACCGTAATGGCCGACAAGACCCGCGTTCGTAACATCACGAGCGGTAAGTCGGCACAATTCCCTGCCATCGGTCGCATCGGTGCTGAGTACCACACTCCCGGCGCTGAAATCCGTGGCAGCAAGGTCGAACATGGCGAGAAAGTCGTGACCATTGATGACCTTCTGATCTCCGACAGCTTCATCGCCAACATTGACGAAGCCAAGAACCACTATGAGGTTCGCTCGGAATACTCTCTGCAGATGGGTGCTGCCCTCGCGCAAACCTATGACCGCTCGCTGATCTCGTTGGCTGTCAAGACGGCAGTAGCTGCTGACGCTGGTGCCGTTGCTGACCAAGGTGCTGCGTCCAACACCAACATTGGTGCAACCCCAACAGTCGCTAACATCGTTGAAGCTCTTTACGCAGAAGCTGCTGCCATGGATGAACTGTACCTGCCAGCCGATGATCGCTTTGTGATCGTCTCGCCTTCTACATACTGGAAGCTCGTACAGAGCGACAAGCTGGTAGACCGTGACTTCGGTGACAACGGTTCGTACTCCGCTGGTACTATCATGAAGGTTGCAGGCATGTCCATCGTGAAGTCGCCCAACCTCGGCATCAACCACGCGGTGAACACCTCTAAATACCCTGACGCCAAAAATTCGAAGTACATGACCGATACGTCCGATGTCTCTGCTCTTATCCTCCAGCGTTCGGCCTTGGCTACCGTCAAGCTGATGGAGCTGGCTTCCGAGAGCGAGTACGACATCCGCCGTCAGGGCACCCTGATGGTCTCCAAGATGGCTTGTGGCCACGGCGCTGTCCGTCCCGAAGGTATCCGTACGCTGACCGCTGCCTAATCCTTCCTGTATGGTAGCGATTACCTAAGCCAAACCGCCCTCTCTCGTGTCGCACGGGAGGGGGTATTTTTAGCCTACTCGAGAAAGGATCGCTGATGGCTTACCTCATCACGCCAACGACGGAACTCGAAGCCGTCAATGAGTGCCTCGAGAACATCGGACAGGCACCCGTGAGTTCAATCTCAGGTGACATCAGTGTAGATGCTCAGATTGCGCTCAACTTCGTGCGCAAGGTGAACCGTGAGCTGCAATCCCGAGGTTGGCACTGGAACACCGATAAGAATTACCCCCTGACGCCTAACAACTATGGGGACATTGTACTCCCGTCTGGCACGATGGCCGTCCGTAGCTATGGGAAAGACGAGGGGCGAGACGTGGTCCTTCGAGGGCCTACTCTATACGACCGTGATAACCGCACATACCGGTTCACTGAGGCTGTGAAGACTCAGATCACTATTGCCCTGACATTCGAAGAACTCCCCGAGACAGCCCGTCGGTACATCGCGTTGAAAGCGGCAAGGGTCTTCCAAAACAGAGTGGAAGGTCGCGAGGACGAAAGTGACATGCGCGACGAGATGCAGGCTTTGGCAATCCTCATGGCTAACGAGCTTCAAAGTGAACGCAACAACGCACTCACTGATAACTGGACCACTGCTGGCACCATACGTCGCCACCCGTTCGGTTACCTAGAACGATAATTAATATCTAAAATGGAGTAATCCCCACCATGGCATTCGTG